TTGGTTTTCTGCGGGGTCAGCGCAAGGTGGTATGTATATTCTGTACGCAGACACCACAGATGCGACTGCTGAAGCACTAACAACAACTAACAGCACCGCTGGAAGCACTAACCAAATCGTAGCCGCTTCAGACACCTGCATTACATTCCACGGCACCATCACTGCGATGCAAAACGGGGCGCAAGCCTATGGTGGTTGGGAGATCAAAGGTATGTTGGTTAATGATGGCGGCACCACAAGTCTAGCACTTGGTAACGTATCGGACATGGCGGCTACAAATGCCTCTAGCTGGGCAGTGGCACTCAGTGCAGATAACACGAACAATGCTTTAAAGATACAAGTTACAGGCGAGGCTAGTCATAACATTAGGTGGGTGGCTAACGTACAGACTTCGGAGGTTACATACGCTTAATGGGACAAATTGAAATTAATCATACAGGGTCTGGCGGGGGTATTGTCCTTAGTTCTGATGGTACTAATTTACTACTAGGTGGTAGTGCAGTCGGTGGTGGTGGTGCTTCTGCTTATACCATTGATACAAAAACTGATAACTACACTGCTGTTGCTGGTGATTTAGGTAAACTTATTCACTTTACTCAAATAGGAGCAGATAAAACACTTACATTAACTGCTGCTGCAACTTTGGGTGCAGGGTGGTTTTGCTATGTTCGTTATAGCGCACATCACAGTGGACCATCTTACAAAGTTATTATTGATCCTAACGGTAGCGAAACAATAGATGGTACTGCGACAAGGCGTTTGTATGATGGTGGAACTTTCCAAATAATTTGTGATGGTTCTAACTTTCAAATTATATCTTCCGATGAAAGCAGGGCAATAGCCCACCATATTTTTTATAATGGTGTTGGAAATGCAGGTAATACTCTGCCACAACCAGACGCTTCTGGCAACAATTCTGTCGCTATAGGCCAAGGTTCGGTGGCTAGTGGAAGTACCGCAATGGCAATTGGAAGTAATTCTTTGGCTAGTGGATCAGGAGCTATTGCAGGGCCACAATCAGCAGCTACGGGTATAGAGTCTGTTTGTTTTGGGCATGGTTCTCCTGCTGGGTCAACTAATGGGGCAAGGGGTAATTATAGTGTTGCTATTGGTGGCGGCACTGTTGCAAGTGGAACATCAAGTCTTGCAATTGGAAGATACGCTAATGCTACAGGCGAACATTCTAATGCTATAGGTCATTCTCTTGCTTCAGGATCACACTCCTTTGCCGCTGGTATAACATCTAACTCAAGCAGCTACGGGGCTACTGGTTCCAATAGTGTGGCGATGGGTTACCAAGCAAAAGCTACTAGCAGTAGATCCGTATCTATTGGGGATAGGGTAAATACTACAAATAGTTACTCATATTCATTAGGTTCTCAGATTGATAATGGGGGGCAATACAGTGCTGTTTTAAGCGGGTATGATGTTACTATCTCAGGTGGATCATACAATTACGCAATAGGCACAACCCTTGATATTTCTGCTGTGAATGGTGGAATGGCTTTTGGTAATCAATCCTCTGTAACTAAAGATTATTCTATGGCGTTTGGGCGGTATGCCCATACTAATATTAAAGGTCAGTTTGCTTTTTCGGGCCACGGTCTTGGTGGTAAATCTATGTCTGACAGGGCTAACGGATGTATCTATATCTTATATTCAGATACAACAGACGCCACAGCAGAAGCAATGACCACAACCAACTCTACTGCCGCTGCTGATAATCAAATTGCTGCACCAACGAATGACACCTGCATCATGTTTAGTGGAACAATCGTGGCAATGCAGAATGGTGCTGCTGATCAAGGCGGTTGGGAAATCAAAGGTCTTCTTAAAAACGATGGCGGTACGACTACTCTAGTCAACAGCCAAGTAAACTCATTTGATACAGGCAATGGATGGGACATATCCTTGTACGCTGATGACACAAACAATGCTTTAAAAGTACAATGTACAGGAGAAGCATCACATAATATCCGCTGGGTGGCAAATATTCAAACCAGTGAAGTTACATACGCCTAAAGGAGAAACTAATGGCTATTACAAACAACATAACACAAGAAAATTCACAATACGGCATCGCTTTCAACGGGGCTTACTACCGTATTGTTACAGCGGCAGTCAGTCGGCAACGTGGTACTGATCCAAAGTTCAGCGTCATGATTGACCTATCAGGTTATGCTGCAACTCCTGATGATGACACCCGTGAGGTGGATTTCAAACGGTATGAAGCACCGCTGGACGCTGTGGAAGCAGCATCTGGTGCTACTTTCTTAGCAAAATGTTACGCTTGGGTGATGGCACAGTCAGATATGTCTGGCAGTTCAGCAGCTTAATTAGGAAATAGTAATGGCTTTAGAAATAAATCATGAAACTAATGATATAGTAAACTCTACGGGACAGATCAAAGTTAATGGTACTGCTGTAGGTGGTGATAATGGTCAACCTGCTATGTTTGGTTCTCGTGGAGTTTTTGGTGGTGGTAATGGTCGTAGTAATGTCATGGATTATATTACTATAGCTAGTACTGGTAATGCCACTGACTTCGGAGATTTAAGTGCTGCAAAAGATATTCTTGGTGCTTGTTCTAGTGGTTCAAGAGGTTTGTTTGGGGGAGGTAGTACAGGCTCTGCTATCAATGTAATAGACTATATTACTGTAGCTAATACTGGTAATGCTACTGACTTTGGAGACTTAACTTCATCAAGGTCTGGTTTATCTGCATGTTCTAGTGTATTGCGTGGACTATTTGGTGGTGGTAGTAATACTGTTGATTACGTTACTATAGCTAGTACTGGTAATGCCACTGACTTTGGGAATCTATCAGTATCTACTTCTTATAATGGTGCTTGTTCAAATGCAACTAGAGCATTATTTGCAGGGGGCAACAGCTAATGGCTTACTTTAATCAAATAGATTATTTTACTATAGATACTACAGGCAATGCTACTGACTTTGGTGATTTAACTAGTACTAGAAATCAACTTACTGGTGCGGGTTCTGGTAGCAGAGGTCTTTTTGCAGCAGGGTACACTGGTTCGGCAACGGTAAATAGCATAGAGTATGTAACTTTTGATACTACAGGTAATACTACAGATTTTGGAGATTTACTTTCATCCCTCTATACTGTTGGTGCTTGTTCTAGTGGTATTAGAGCAGTCTTTGGCGGGGGTTATGGAAGTCCAGATAATGTAATGGCTTATGTAACAATTGCAACTACTGGTAATGCAACAGACTTTGGTGATCTAACTGTAGCAAGAGCAGGATTAGCTGGACTTTCAGGAACATAAAATGGCTATAGAATTTAACCACGAAACAAATGATATAGTAAACTCTACAGGCCAAGTAAAGTTTAACGGTACTGCTGTAGGTGGTGATAATACGCCTCCTGAGTTTTTTGGGGAACGAGCTTTATCTGCTGGGGGTGTTGGTGCAGGTGGAAGTAGTTCTACAACATCAAATGTTATCCAATATATGACTATAGACACCACTGGAAATTCTACGGATTTTGGAGACTTAAATGCTGGTAGATATCAAATGCAGGGGTGTGCAGGAGAGGGTAGAGGAATATTTGCAGGGGGATACAACGAAACTGGTGGTGGGGGAGGTTACAATAACATTCAATATGTAACTATATCTACTCCCGGCAATGCTACTGACTTTGGGGATTTAAGTGTTGCAAATCGTATGTCGTCTGGGGGAGGTTGTTCAAATGGACTAAGAGGATTATTCGGTGGCGGTGGCAGCGGTTTTAGCGATATGTTTAATACCATTGAATACATAACTATAGCCTCAACTGGTAATGCTACAGATTTTGGTGACTTATCAAGCAATAGAGTGCATGTTTCAAGTTGTTCAAATGGTTCTCGGGGTGTTTTTGCGGGTGGTCACAGTGATACTTTTGCATACGCTGACACAATAGAATATGTGACGATTGCCACGACTAGTAATACTACAGATTTTGGTGACTTGACATTAGCACGTAATGGTATGGCAGCTTTAGGAAATAATACAAGAGGTGTGTTTGCTGGTGGGAACACATTTATTTATTCTAACGTAATAGATTATATCGCCATAGCTACTCCCGGTAACGCCACTGATTTTGGTGACTTGACACAAGGCGATTCTTCAAATGTAGGTGGAACAAACAACGCCACAAGAGGACTTTTTTTTGGGGGACGGGCTAGTAGTAATCTTGATGTTATTGAATATATAACTATAGATACTCCCGGTAATACTACAGACTTTGGTGATTTGCTAGAGGCGTTAGGGGGTCCAACAGGTATATCAGGTAATTAAATAGCTATAAAATTAAAGGGAAAATTGTGAAAGACTTAACTACAAAACTAGACGTAACATTCAGCTTACCTGCTGTATTTACTGAGAATATAAATCATGCAGCAGTAGCTAAAGTAAATGATTTTTTGCCAGAACTAGAGGCAAAGACTAAAGCATTTGATAGACAGAACAGTCAGCACACACTAAGCATGATGACCCTTACAATGCTTAATGGTCAGTCACCTATGCGTATGATGCGACAGATAATGGCTGAAACAGAAAAACGTAAGATGGCTTTAGCTGAAGCACAAGTAAGACACGCAGAGTTAATCGTTGAGTTAGAAGAACTTGAAGACAAAGTAGACCCTGTATCACAAGCTAAGTTTCGTCAAAAGTGTGTCTCTAAATCTGCGATGGAAAGTAAGATTAACGGGTCGTTTAAAGACATTGCTACAATGATTGATCAGTACAATAATATTAAAGAAGCTAATGGCATTGAAGATTGGGATGAGGCAGACTTTGAGGCAGAAGAAAAACGTCATCATGTAAGACGAGCATTTGAATTAATGTACCGTAACTTACTTGACGGTGGTAGGGCGCAAACTGCAACGATTGAATACCTACAACAACATGGTGTTCATCCACAGGTTTGTCTGACTGAGGTAAGCGGCTATGTCCAGCATACAGGTGAGCGTATTGCTAAAGGTGATCTGCCGTTAGGCAGTGAACTAGAAGAGTTCTTAGATCAAATGGCTGATAAGTATTCTGTTTGTGTTGATCAAACTGCAGAACGTATGTTTGGTAAAAGTAATTTTGTAAACACGGACTATATGCTTAGATTGGAGAGTAAAGATGATACTTGAGTATAAGTTAATACGTGAAATGGATGTGATGAGAGCGCCATCATGGATAGAGGATGGTGGTTACTTTCGTGATCCTGATAATCATACAATGATTGGCTGGTCCCCTGATAAACCTGCCCGTGAATATTACATTCCTTCAACAGTAATACGTCTTACCTCTGATGAATTAAATACAAGAGTACTTAATATTCATTCTCGTTATCCATTTAAAAACATTACGTCAGATGGAGCATTGGTTACACTAACTACAGATCAAGTTACAGCCCAAGTTACTGCTTGGGTTACGGCTCACAGCTAATGGATATTAATTGGACATTAGTAACAATAGCAGGAGCATTACTAGCGCAGGGTGCTGCTGTAGTTTGGGCAGTGTCCAGCATGGTATCAGACATTAAGTATAACAGGGCTGAGATAGCTGATGTAGAATCTAGCACAGCAAGACTAGCTAATGATGTACATGAGAATGACGTAATGATTGCACGTATTGACGCAAATGTAGAAGCAATCAAGGATGCATTGAATGTGGTTACGACTAATCACGCACAGAACTAATTAAATGATTGACCCCGTTACAGCTTTTGCTGCAGCTAACGCAGCCTTCAAAGGGGTCAAGATGCTAGTAGGTGCTGGCAGAGAGATACAAGATGTATCACAGCAACTAGGTGCATGGTACGGTGCAGTAGCTGACATTACTAGG